GACACCGTTGAAACTCTCAAAGAGAAGGTAAGACTTGCAACAATTCTTGGAACGTGGCAATCAACCCTAACAAACTTCCGATACCTTTCAAGTGAATGGAAAAATAACTGTGAGGAAGAAAGACTTCTTGGTGTTTCCCTTACAGGTATTATGGATAACGATTTGATGAATGGTAGAAAAGGTAAGGAAGTTCTTGCGTCCACTCTAGACTCTCTTCGAGAGGTGGCGGTTGAAACAAACAAAGAGTGGGCAAAGCGGTTCAAGATTAATCAATCTGCCGCAATTACATGCGTGAAGCCAAGTGGTACTGTATCACAGTTGGTTGATGCCGCGTCAGGTATTCACGCCCGCCACGCTGAGTATTATATTCGCACTGTTCGTGCGGATATCAAAGACCCATTGTGTAAGTTCATGATTGACGAAGGATTCCCTGCGGAACCCGATGTCATGAAACCAGAACACACAATGGTATTCTCATTCCCAGTACACGCACCAAAGGGATGTGTGGTACGAACGGAGATGACAGCAATTGAACAACTCGAACACTGGCTTTTATACCAACGACATTGGTGTGAACACAAACCAAGTGTGACTGTGAGTGTAAAGGAACATGAATGGATGGAAGTTGGTGCATGGGTGTATAAGCACTTCGACGAAGTAAGTGGAGTTTCATTCCTACCATATTCCGACCACAATTATCGACAGGCACCTTATCAGGATTGCACAAAGCAAGAGTATAAGGAATTGCTTAAAAAGATGCCAAACAATGTGAATTGGGAAAAATTATCAGAATATGAGAAAGAAGATAACACTTCTGGTTCCCAAACACTCGCTTGTAGTGGTGGCGCATGTGAAATCGTCGATTTAACTAACTAAAAAATATTAATTTTTATTTGACATATCCCGTTATTGTATTATAATGGGTGGTTACTTCTCACTTAGAGAATACAAAGTCACTATATAAGTGACATATTAAAACGAGTCGGAGTTGACTCACGATGCAAAACGCATCAGCCCTCTAGCCGGGTTTAACTTAGAAACAAGGAGAAAAGTTATGGCTAATAAGGAATGTCCCGTTACTTGCGGGAACGATGTAGTGACAAACACTCTACGCAAAGTAGGTGTTGGTCGTAGTATGATGATTACCCTCGCACTTCTACCATTCTCATGGAACGGTGTTGTTTGGGTAGCAGATGCTGTTCAGTCCCTCTGGAATGCTGCCACTAGTGCAGTAGGAACTTGACTTCGGTTTTTCCGATTCAAGGAGGTATCCTATGAACAAGAAAAAGTGGACAATTTATGGAGCAATTGCGGCCGCAATGGTATTGACATCATTTGCTCTTGCTGATGAACCTTCCTACGAAGACCTTCAAGCAAGACTCGATGCAGCCGAGGCACGCATTTCTGAACTAGATGCATCACGAGAACCAACTTGGTTGGAAACTCGTAGAAGTGAAGAAGTTCGTTCTCTCGTAAAGGATGTTCTTGCTGATGCAGATACCCGCACAATGATGCAGGGTAATGCAAGTCCAATCACAGTTAATGTGGGTGGATTCGTTCAGTCAAGATACACTTACAACGGTGGTGGTGGTGTAGAAGCCAATCATGGTTTCAGCATTCCCCGTGCCCGTCTTATTCTCTCCGGTGATATTTTTGACTGGAGTTATAAGGTAAGTGGTCAATGGTCTGATGGTGGAGACTTTACTCTCAAGGATGCATATGCAGACTGGGGTGGTCTTCGTGTTGGACAATTCAAGTCACCATTCATGCGTGAAGTTCTTGTCTCACAAGTAGACACACTCATGACTGACCGTTCAATCGTGTCCAATCAGTTTGGACAGGGTCGTTCGCAAGGTGTTCAGTATGGTCACGATTTCGGTAGGTTCGATGTCAAAGTCGCATACACCGATGGTTTCGATACTGCGAATGGTGCAGGTGTCCAGAATGGACAAGCATTCACAGGTAGAGCAACAGTTGATGTGCTTGACTGGTGGAATGTTGGTGCTGCCGTTTCATGGAATGATTTGGTAGATACAAGTTACACTACTTACACCTTTGATACTAAGGTATCAACTGGTGGCCTTGACTTGACTGCTGCCTATGTTGCAACAACTGGCGATGCCGGTGACAACTGGGGTACAACAGTTCAAGCAGGTTACATGTGCATGGAAAACTTCCAAGGTTTCGTTGCATATGAGTATGGTGAACTTGAAGGTGTAGAAGAGAATCTAAGTGTATTCACCGTTGGTGGAAACTATTGGTTCAATGATAATGTCAAGTGGACTACCGATTTCGGTTATGCACTTAACGGCATTAGTGGTGCGTGGGACTTGGGTGAAACTGGCTGGAATGCTGGTGACTCAGGCGAATATATCGTTCGCACCCAACTTCAGATTCAGTTCTGATTGAAGGTAAGTCCTTAACTGGTCCTTGATGACCGGCACTTCACAACAGCCCCCTGTCTTCGGACAGGGGGTTGTTTTTTATACATATATCATACACTATAGGAGAATCTCATGGAAACTAAGCAATTTCAAAACCTGTTAGAATCTATCATTAACCTCAATGAAGACCACATGAAGGGTAAAACTGTAATCGTGAATGGTAAGAGAGGTGTGGTTGGAAAAGAAGTGTCTAAAGACGGTCAGACGGAAGGTGACGAGTTCTACAGGGTTAAATTTGAAGACGGTAGTGTGAAAGATATACCTGCTAGAGACATGGAAATGGCTGGAAACACCAAAAACAAGAAACAACCAAGTGAGAATGAGGCTGAAGACATTGCGAATGAATCCGTTGAACTAGAAGAGAAGAAAAAGAAAAAAGGAAAGCATGATTGTGCCACTCATGTCGAACACACACAATATGGCGAAGGACAATGCATTCATTCTAAACATGCAACTCCAGATGAGAATGGACAAATTGCTTGGTACGATGTCATGTTTGAGCATGGTATTGAAAAGGAAGTTCCCACCGATAGTCTTAAAATTCTTGTAAGTGAAATGCACGAAGACCACGAGCCAGAAGAAGGTGAGAATTTAGATGAGTTGAGCAATAAGACACTCGGTAATTATTTACCAAAAGCCAGTAAATCTCTAAGAGATGGTTCTGCGAAACACAAAGGTAAGAGAGTAGTTGGAATGAAGAGGGCCTTGGACACCATTGAACGAAGAAAGACCAACGAAGCAAGCAGTATGGTGTATGGAAAGTATAAGGCACAAAATACAGGTAAGCAAGACAGACACGGATTCGATAAGTACGATATCAGCAAGGGTGATAAAGTTATAAGTCGTGGGAAAACTGAGAGACAATCAAAACAAAAACTAGATAGAGTTCGCCAATTACAACAGAAAAAAGCAAACATAAAACTAAAGTTGGGTGAAGGTTCACTTAACGAATTAGATAAAAAAACTCTCCGAAGTTATGCAACTAAAGCAAGAACTCAAATAACAAGAGACCTTTACACAGACCAAGGTAAACACAAACCAAGCACAAACAGAAGAGCAAAAGGTCTTGTGAAAGCGAAGGAAAGATTAGGTGAAGGTTCACTCGGTTATCAGAAAGCACTTCGTTCCAAAGGAAAAGAAAAAGAAGGAATGCGTTCTGGTAACAAACGAGAGAGAGCAATGGATTTCCGTCGTTACGAAGACGAGAGAAAGAAATCAAATAAAAGAACTCACACAGAAGACTACCAATGTCCAAAGGAAATGAAAAAGCAAAATATGAAGGGTGCTGGAATCGGTATCCCTGCAATCAACAATGATGTCTTTGGAACAAAAGGATTTGCAAAGAAAGCAAAGAAAGCAATCAAAGAAGATATGAGTAAATATGATTCATATGATAAGTGGAGATCAGCAGGATTCCCAAAGAAGAAAAAGAAACCAATGGTAAAGATTAAACTCAATCCTAAGAAGAAAGTCGGATACACCATGCACAGTATTGGACCGGGTGGAAAGAGAACACTTGAGAAACAAGGAACCGTGTGAGGCACATATAACGCATTATAGTAGTAGAACCTAATTACTCACACCGAGAAAACCTCCGAAAAGTTCGGGGGTTTTTTCTTATTTTTAGCCATTTCTCTTATACATATTTTATGGAATGGCTTTTAGGACAATTTCATATCTCTTAGCAACTATGTTATGTTTGTCGGGTTGCATTGCAACTCACACTACGACTGTTCCTCAACAAAAAATTACGAAACCAACACCCAAACCTCCAGGTCACTTTACATACCTGTTGAGAGACTTGTGGACAGATCCATATGAGTT